TTCTACAAGAAAGACATAACACTTCATGTTCTCGGTCCTGTTGGTGATAAAGTTGAAGAATGGACACTTAAAGGTGCTTTCATTACTGCAACAACATTCGGTGAAATGGATTGGGCAAATGATGCGTTTGTTGAGATTTCTCTCACACTCGCCTATGATTATGCTATCCTCCAATACTAATACAATTTGTATTATCATATTGAGATTGAAATAAAAAACGGGTATACTGATTTTTTCGGTATACCCATATTTATTTGTGTATATTAAAACGTTTTATTACAAACATTGTTATAGGATTTAAGTTATGACAAAAATTCCAACCGGCTACAATGTAGCAAATGAAGAAACCATTTCGGATGCCGATATTAAGGCACAACTTCTTGCAGAACATAAACAGACTAACGTTAAGAAGACAAATTTCCCAACAGAAATTATACCTTTGCCTTCAAAAGGATTATTGTATCCAGAAGGACATCCCTTGAAGGAAGGCGTTATTGAAATGAAATATATGACTGCAAGAGAAGAAGATATTTTAACTTCACAAAACCTTATTAAGCAAGGTGTTGTTTTAGACAAATTGTTTGAGTCTCTGATTGTTACCCCAATCAATTATTCGGATTTATACGTTGGTGACAAAAATGCAATTATGGTTGCTGCCAGAATTTTAGGATATGGTAAAGATTATACAGTTCAAATTGATGATCCCTTCTCACCAGGAGATAAACAAAAAGTAACAATAGATTTAACTGAAATTGAGCACAAGGAGGTCGATTATAGCTTATTTCAGAACGGCAAAAATGAATTTGATTTTGAATTGCCAATATCAAAGAGAACTGTTACATTCAGACTTATGACACATGGTTTGGAAAAAGAAATACAAAGTGAAATAAAGTCTATGAATAAAACCCTCGTTAAAACTGGTATTGATAAGGAATTAACAACGAGACTCAAACATATTATTACATCAGTTGATGGTGAATCCGGAAGAGCTGCAATAAACAATTTCGTTGATAATGAATTATTTGCATCCGATTCAAGAGCATTGAGGTCATATATGAAGGCAATCTCACCCGATCTAGATATGACATTTACATTTGTTTCAGACATAACTGGTGAGGTAAAGGAGATAGATATACCCGTTGAGGTAACATTTTTTTGGCCTGGAAGCTAATTACCGTTTGGGATTGCATGAAGAAATTTTTTCTTTGTGTTATTATGGAAATGGTGGATTTACTTGGGAAGAAGTCTATAACTTACCAATACATTTGAGAAGATTCTATATCAATCAAGTGAAAAAGGCAGTTGAAGAAAAAAATAAGGCAGAACAAGCTGAAGTATCAAAAAACAAAGTTAATATGCCTACATTCTCAAAACCACCGGCAACAAGAAGATAATTTTGCGGTTTACATATTTATATCAGATATGTAAACCGTTTTTTATTTTATGAGTATTCGTAGAAACAAGTGGCATCAAAAGAAGACGTAAAACTCGCGGCAGAACTAAAAGCTCTAACTCAACAACGAGTTGATTTGGAAAAACAAATCGTTGAACAAAAGAGCAAAATGGAATCCGCCGAAAAAAAATCAATAGAAAATATCAAAAAATTGGTAACATTAGAAGCACTTCGTATGGATTCCGTGGAGAAGGAAGAAGAAGTGCGCAAAAAACTTGAAAAGTTAGATAAAGATACAGAAGATAGACAAAAGAAATCAGAGAAACATCAAAAAGATACGGCAGATAGAAGTAAAAAACAAGAAGAATCAGAAAAGAAAAAAAAGGAATTAGAAGAAAAAAGGGCTGATATTGCAGATAGAAGTATTGGATTAGCAGAACAGCAAAAAAAATCTATAATAGAAACAAATGCTAAACTCAGCTTAATGGGGGATAAAACCAAAAGTTATTCAGATGCATTGGTAAATGCAAACAATGCAAGTTCTGAATCAGTAGATTTTTGGAATAAAATTGGAAGTTCAATAAAAGATGGGTATAATACAAGCACGGCATTTGGATCTAATTTTAATGAAGTGAGGGCGATAAGTGGTGATATAACAGGGTTAATAAGTGAATCTGCTGCTCAAACAAAGGAAATTGAAAAGGGTTCCGCAAAATTAGTAGACACGGATAAAGCACGAGAAGCGATAGCAATGGCTAGATATGAGATAGAGGCAAAAGGTTCTGGATTAAGTGCGGCAGATCAACAGACATTATTAAAAGGACTTTCCCTTGAAGAAGCAAGACTTGATGCGATAGAACAACAGAATGCAGTTATAGAAAAACAAACCGCAAAATATGGAATGATAAATAATATGGGAACCAAGATGGGTGATTCTATGTCATCTTGGGTTAAAAATCTTCCTGGTGGTGAAATGATATACAAAACTCTCGGTATAGATAAAACCGCTGAAAAGATGAATAAGTCATTTACATCAGCCATTCAAAATGGTCTTAGTGGTAATTTCAAAGCTGCATTTGCAGACGGAGTAAAAGGTCTTGGTAGTATGATTGCTATGGGACCAAAACTTGCTGCGGGATTGGGTTTGGGTGCATTGGCTGGTGGTTTTGGTTTATTGGCAAAAGGAGCAAAAGGTCTGTTCAATGTATTGATGGAAGTAGATGGTGAAATTGCTCAAATGGGTAAAGACTTTGCCATGAGTAAAAAAGAAGCCGGTGAACTGTATAAAAATACGTCAAGAATGGCTAATGAAATGAAAATAACTGGTATCAATTCAAAAGAAATAGCAGTTGGTATAGATGCAGCATCACAAGCAATGGGTGGAATGGATGTTGCTTCGATGATAAATGCTGGTAACAAAGAAATGGAGGCGTTTGCTAAACAGGCAACAATTCTTACAAAACAATTTGGACTATCAGGGCAGGAAATTGCTAATCTAAAAGACTTATCAGTTATGACTGGTAAATCAATGGATGGTCTTGTGCAAGATGCAGTTGGTGTTGGTAAAGGTGTTATGAATGCAAAAGAAGCAATGAAAACACTTGCCAGTGTTCCAAAAGAAGTTGCAGTTGCATTTAAGGGATCAACAAAAGAACTTGCTGCTGCCGCTATAAAGGCAAAAATGTTGGGAACTGATCTTAAAAAAGTAAAAGATATTGGTAGAGGTATGCTCGAATTGGAATCATCATTGACTGCACAGTTTGAAGCACAGGCACTTACCGGTAAAACTTTGAATTTAGATGCCGCCAGAAGATATGCAATGGAAGGTGATATTTACAATTTACAAGAAGAAATTTTGAATCAAGCCGGTTCACTTGAAGATTTTCAAGGAATGAATGCAATTCAACAAGAAGCGTTCGCAAAGGCAATGGGTATGTCTGTTGATGAAATGACATCAATGCTTACAAACGCAGAAAAAATGGCAGATGCAAAGATTGATGCAACAATGGCAGAAGAACTTTCTAAAATGAATGCGAAAGAATTGGCAGCTGCAGCTGGTAAAGCTGCTAATGATAAACAAAAGGCATACATAGAAGAACTTGCTGCACAAAAACGTTCTGCCAGTTTACAAGAGGCAATGTCAGATGCTGTTGAAAAATTAAAACAAAAATTTGCACCTGTTATTGATGCCGTATTGGATATAGTCGGTGGATTGGAAGAAGGTAATGACGGTGTATCAGTATTTCAGAAGATGATTGATGAAATAGATATGGAAGCTATTGCTGCTGGTGTAAAGGAGGCATTACCTAAATTGATGGAGGCCGTTCAAACACTTATTAAAAGATTACCACAAATAATAGAATTTGTTAGTAAAATAGTTGGTGGGTTTGCAAGTGCAGGTGGTGCAGTTGGTGGAATACTTGGATTCATAAATCCGTCAGTTGCAGGTATTGGTGCAATGGCTCTTAAAGTTGCCGGTCCCGGTGGTATTGCAGCTGGTTTCAAACTTGCCGGTAAAGGGGCAATGGGACTGTTTGATATGGTAAAGGGTCCACTTGGTGATAGTATAGGTAAACTTGCTGGTGGAGTTACTGATAAATTAGGTGGTGCTTTCGGAAAGGTTAGTGAAAAAGCCGGTGCATTGGGTTCAAAAATGAAAGATATGGCAGCCGATAAAGCTGGTGCATTGGGTGGTAAATCTAAAAAGGCAAAAATGCCAAAAGGTGGAAAAGGTGGCGGTGGATTTATGGATGGGATAGTAGATGCCGTTAATAAAATGGACACCAAAAAAATGATGCAAGGAGCAGCCGCTATACTAATTCTTGCTGCTGCATTGTGGGTTACTGCAAAGGCAGTTCAAGAATTTATGAAAGTTGATTGGGGTGCTATGGCAAAGGCAGGCGTTGCTCTTTTAGGACTTGCTGCAATAGCATATTTAATGGGTAAGGCAAGCACCGAAATGATAAAAGGTGCAGTTGCAATGTTGATTCTTGGTGCCGCTCTTTATGTAATTGGTGCAGCTTTACAATTATTCATGTCAATCAGTTGGGAATCAATGGGTAAAGCCGCTGTTGCTATACTCGGTTTAGCACTTATGGCGGCATTATTGGGAACTTTTGCTCCAATTATATTAGTAGGTGCAGGTGTTCTTGCAGTATTGGGTGTTGCACTTCTTGTTTTCTCAGCGGCAATGCTTGTCATGGGTGCAGCTGCACAACAAGTTACTCCTTTAATGCAGGCGTTTTTTGAAGGGTTAAGTGGTGTAATAATGAGTGTTGGACAAGTAATTGTTGATATTATCAATGCAATCGCTGGTGCAATATATGGATTCATAGATAGATTGTTAAAATTGGGTGAAATGGATCCAGAACAGTTATTTTCAATCGCAGGTGGTATAACTGCTCTCGCTGGTGCACTTGCCGCGTTTGGTGGTGGAAGTGGGGTTGGTGCCGCGTTAGAGGGATTGGGTAGTTTATTCGGTGGTGATAGTCCTTTTGATCAACTAATGACTCTTGTAAAGGAAGTTGATCCATCTGGATTGATGGGTATTGCAACTGGTGTAACACTATTATCAGCCGGACTTGCTATGATAGGCGCTAGTCTACAAACGATAGACACATCAAAACTCGATCAATTCAAGGAATCACTTGGAAACTTAATGCAAAGTTTGGGTGGTGGTGCAATCATGGAAGGCATTGGTAGTCTTCTCGGTGGTGAAAGCCCATTATCTACAATGCAAAAACTTATATCATCATTAGAACCTGAAAAACTTTCTGCTGTTGCAAAGAGTTTACTTGAAATATCAACATCACTAAAAATGCTTGCAGATACAATCGCCGGTATGGATGTAGAAAAATTAGGTCAAGTATTTGAAAAAATAAATCAATCAAGTGGTGAATCCAAAGCTTCAAAAGTAATGGATTCAATAGTTGGTGGAATAACATCAATGTTTGGTGGTGGGGAAGAAAAAGAAGGAGAACAGAAATCTTCTGGTGGAAATGTATCAACACCAGCAGCAACCGCAGTTTCTCCGGTTGGTATGCAGTCTACACCATTTTCTCCCGCAATGGCAGCCGCTGCTATGGGAGGAGCTGGTGGACCATCAGCAGGTGCCGGTGGTGGTGCCGGTGCTAATATGAGTGGTGTTGAATCAAAACTCGATCAACTCATAAGCATAATGTCATCTGCGGCAAATCAACCAACTGTTATTAAGTTTGGTGATAGATTCATTGAAGAAATTAGAACAACGCTAAACATTAAGAAAACTTATCAAGCGGATCAAAGTTTTGGTAGAACTGCTTAATAAAAAAGGCATAACGATATTTATTGGTGTATTAACAGGATATGTGAAAAATGTCATTAGTAGACTTAAAATCTGATTTATCGAAATATAGAAGTGAGGTTTCAAAGGAAGGTAAAAATACTCCCGATGCCTCATCTGCTACTAGTGACAAAAATTTTGCCACACAACAACCAATTACAGATGAACTATACAAAGACGTTCCAAAAATAAAAAAACCAAAAGTTGTAAGTCTTACAAGTCAATTATCAAAAACAAAACTTGATGATATAAAAAACCCAAAACCAAGTGATGTCACAAAACGATTGGGGACAACTAATCTTGATAACACAAAAAAACCGAACAGTATAGATCTTGTTAGTAAATTGGAATCATCAAATCTTGATGATATAGTAATACCATCAGACAAAAGAGTTCAGTTAGAGGATAGATTGCCTTTAACCAA